CCTAATGTTTGAAGTACCTTTGGCGGCCTTCCTGCTTTTCCTTTTGGCTCGTGTGTTGCTTCTATTGACGGTACAACAGTTTCCTTTGGCTTTGGTGGTCTTCCGCGTTTTCCTTTTGGCTCGTGTGTTGCTTCTATTGACGGTACAACAGTTTCCTTTGGCTTTGGTGGTCTTCCGCGTTTTCCTTTTGGCTCGTGTGCTGCTTCTGGGTCCTTATCGGGGTCTGGCTTGTCAGTTGATGAATATGATTTATCATATTTAGTTTTTTTCTGGTTAAATGCCTTTTGATAAGGTGGTAATTCTTCTCCTAAATCCATTTTAAATCGTTGTGCTATATCTTTCTTTTTCTCTGCTTCTTGCTCTTTCTTAAATGCATATTGTGCTTCAATATCATCGTTTTGCTGTTCCATTTTCTCGTCTAAATCCTTAGAAACCATATCATACACTTGTGGTTGTGGTGTTGCCGTGTGTGATAATCCATTTTCGTGTCTCTGTGTTTCCTTTGGTTGTCTAGGCTTCCCTTGCCTCCCTTGTTCTATTATCTTTTGTGTTTGAAATGTTTGGTGTGGTTGTAAATTCTGTTTAATCACTAATTCCTTAACTTGTTGTTCTGTAAAATTACGCATTTGTGCCTTGTTTTCTTCAAACCATGATTTCCCTTCACTATCTACTAAATTGCTCATCTGGTGTGAGTTCTTTAACTGTGTTGCTAAACGGTCTGGGTATTTAATTGTTTCCTGTCCTCCATCTAAATAATTAACTAAACTATTATATGTACCCTTTTTTCGTAATCCTGTCAACGCCTTATTCTTCATTTTTATCTATATAGTTAAATAAATAAAAAATAATAAATAATAATAAAAAATATCTAGACAGCCCGAGCAATTAAACCTGGTAATTTTTCAAGCGCCTTTTTCATTACATATGTTGCCGCCTCCTGTGCTATTTTGTTTCTCATCTCTTTTTTAAATAATTCTACTACTCCATCTTCTTTTGAAACAATCCCTCGCTCACTGTTTAGTGGTGCCTGTGTCGTGCTTTGTTGTTTTGGTTTTCTTTGTTGTATTCCCATATCAGACACGAGTGTGTCAGTAAAGTCTGGATTGTCTGGTGGTTGTTCAATGCCGCCCTCGCCTCTTTGTGTTTCTCTTGGTTGGCTTGGTCTTCTTTGCTGTAATATTTTTTGCTCTTGAAATGTTTGTCCTTCTTCTAAATTCTCCTTAACTACTACTTCGTGTACTTGTTGCTCTGTAAATCTACGCATTTGTGCCTTGTTTTCTTCAAACCACGATTTACCTTCCATATCTACTAAATTGCTCATTTGATGTGAGTTCTTTAACTGTGTTGCTAAACGGTCTGGGTACATCATCCGCTCCTGTCCTCCATCTAAATATCCAACTAAACTATTATAGGTATCCTTTTTTCTTAATCCATTTAATAGATTATTATTCGTCATGATTTTATATATATACTTATATATATTAAAAAAAAAATAAATAAACTAAATGCTAACCCCTAGCCAGATAACAGAGGTAGAGGCCATTTATATTTGTAGAAATTATAATACAATCAATGACGATTTATTTGCTTTCTGTATTGAACATTTTTATAAACATAATTTATATCAATTCATATACTTAAAGTGGTTGCTCCTTCGTTGGCCGTTAATAAGAAAACATCAACATCAAATGCCAAAACGGATTGTGTCCATTAGAAATCATTTACCGGATAGTACTTTTAAATAAGTTCTCCAAATGCTTTTCTCTGGATTCCAATTGTTCGTGAGTTAAGCCTTTTAATTTTGTGTTTTTAAGTTGGTCAATAATTTTATCATACTCTGTCTTGTATTTAAGTTGTTTATCCATAGTCACCCATTGATTCGTTAACGCTAATAATCTTTCTTTCCGCTTATAAATTTGTTCACTTTGTTTATCTGCTTTCTTTTGATATGCTTGTGATTGTCTTAAATGAGCCATAGTCGTATCTGACATTCCATTTTGTATTTGTCCTTTTTTTATTTGGTCTGACATGCTCTCATATGTATTAACACCATATGGATATCTCGCGCTTTGAGCAACTACTGATTTTATCGTCATCTTGTAGCCTTTGGCAATATCTAGTATATATATAAATATATTTAAATATTTTTAAAAATATTATTATTTAATTTACCTTTTCAAAGTGCTCATAAATAAATTCGTTAATTTGTCCTCTCGCACCTTTAATGCATGTCTTCGTCTCTCCTCTGGTGTTAAAGGCTTAATGGTTACTACTTCTGGTTGAGGCTCTGGTGGTATCTCTTTTTTTGCCTTCTCCTTTGGTTTGCTTGGCAGTGATTCAATAACTGGCTCTGGCGTCTTAGTGATACCACACGTTTTTTTATGTGAGTACTTAAAACTCTTTGGTGTAATCATTTTCTTACAATCTGGACACTCCATTAGTTCTTGAACTCTGACTTTTTGCCTGGTAGGGCCTGCCGTATGGCAGCTATCTGGCTTAACCTGCGCCACTTGGAGTAGGTTATTTTCAACTGGTTTATCATCTTCAACAACAGGTTTAACCTGGCCGACATCGGCCGGCTGTTCTTCAACAACTGGTTTAACTTCTTCAACAACTGGCTTAACCTGCTCCGCGACGTCGTGGAGCAGTGCTTTATCCTTTTTAACTACAACTCGTTTTTCTTTTTTGACTGGTTTTAAAACATATGGTTCTAGTTCTTGCTTTTCTTGTACTGGTTCCTGTATTTGTAACTTTAAGTCATCATAATTATCATCAACATCAACAATTTTTATTTTTCTCTTCGCCATCACGATTATATATATTTATAAATAAATAAAAAAATCAAAATAGAATTAATTAATTCAAAATAGAATTAACGAATTCAAAATAGAATTTAATTTGGCCTAATAATATCAAACACCAATGAAAATGACATATTACCACCGTGTAAATTAATTATATTACCTAATGAATCCTTTAACTGAAATTTTAAGGCTCTTAATGTCTGTCTTGAAACGTCAATATAATCACTTGAACTCGTCACCCTATCAAATATTAATTCACCTGGGTTTGCTATAACCGGTATTTTCTTTAAAATGTTTCTTTCTCCACTTGAACCCATCACATTATAAGTGCATAAATTTGGTGATATCAAATATACATTTCTCACTGGGTGCAATCCTAAATAACCGCTAATATAATTATTTGATGCTGAATTATTATAAGTCCTTGACACACCGTCCATATTTCGTAAAACCTCGTTCATATCATAAGGATTACTAACATCATAAGCGGTTCCTAGCCATGCACCATTTAATTTCGTTTTAAGGTCTGATGGCGTGAGTATCTTATAATTAACATTGGCGTAATTGGTTTGTATTTGCATTTCGTTTCTTAATGAATAATATGTTACTGTAAATGTAGCCTGTGTTATGGTGCTAAACGCTAACTGGATTTTAGCACATAATGTAGAACCCGAATATACGCCCTGTTCTATCTTAAAGATGTAATAAGCAAATGAGTTAGCAATAACATCATTGACCCATACATATATTTTATCATTAAAATTATCTGTAATAGTATACCAACTGTACGGCAGACACACTGAATCAACATAAACAACTGCCCCCTCTGGCAGACATATCGTCTCTGGTAATACAACTGTAAAATCTGAATTGCTTATACTGTCTGCTGTCTTATGTCTGGTATCAACGTATACTTTCTTTATTGGTAACATTTTTAATTATATATATATATATTTAAATATAAAAAAAAATAAAATACTAATTATATATATATTAGTCGAACCCATGGCGCCTAGATATCAAACCAACAAAGGAAATAATAAATATAATAAGGGTAAATTGTTTGAAGAAGACGAAGCACCATTTATAATCAATAAAGATTTTCTTAACCAAAATAAAAGAAAAATTGATTTAATAGGACCGGATGCTGTACAACCCGAATATACAAAACCTATACACGGTTCCTCTGAATTCCATAAACAAAATGAAAATGGATTAGAAAAGGCATATAGTTCTCCTAACTATCTTTATAAAGATAATGATACTTTATATGTGGCTGGCACACAAACACGTCGTGATGTCTGGGATGATTTAAAAATACCATTTGGTCTAACACGATACAGTCAACGTTATGAAGATGCCGATAAAATTATACAACAAGACCCGAGTATAAAATCACTCGTGGGACACTCATTAGGGGGGTCTGTGGCCTTAGAATTTCAAAAAAATTATCCTGACCGAGATTTCCAAGCCATCACTTACAATGCACCTGTCAACAGTGTAACGCAAAGCAAAGATAGATTTAGAGGTATAGCGGACCCTATTTCTTATCAAGATTATGGCGCTCAAGTCGTTCTAAAAGTGCCTAGCACATCACGTGATATACATTCATTTAAGGATTTTTCAACTGGTGTAAATCTGAGCAATAATATTTAAATGTTTAATTACATTCTAAACAATCAACACATAATAGTATAAAACAATAGAAAATAGCAATGGATTACAAAAGCGGAAAGATATATTGTATTAGAAACTTTATTAATGAAGAAATATATGTCGGTTCAACAACTCAACCATTAAGCAAACGAATGGCATGGCACAGAAGAGATAGAAACCTGAACATTATGGCAAAGCGACCATTATACAAACTAATGGGTGAAATTGGCGTTGAACATTTTTACATAGAACTGATTGAAGAATACCCCTGTGACAATAAAGACCAACTACGGGCAAGAGAAGGATTTTATATTCGTAAACAAGGCACTTTAAACAAGGTAATTATTGGAAGGACTAAAAAGGAATACACAGAAGACACCAAAGAACAAAGACACCAATACGACAAAGAACGCAGACAAAATAACATAGAATTTATGTTAGAAAAAGACAGAGCAAGACGACAAATAGTTGAAACTTGTGAGATATGTGGCGTGCGCTATACAAAACCAAATAAAAGTCGCCATATAAAATCAAAGAAACACCAAACAACAATTAGTTAAATAATTAATTATTTTTATTTTTATTTAACTATATATATATAAAATAGTTTATCAACAATATTATAACAAAAGCAAAACATATACCGACTCAAAATGTCTTCTGATATGATCCATAACTCTGTGGAAGATAAAATTATTGATGGTCTTAATTTTAATTTAGAACCGGGGGCTAGTTATGTGCTTAATCGTCGTTTCTGTACCTTTCAACCCTCTGGTGCTCAAACATATACACCAAGGTCTTTAATCCGAATTGTACTTACTGGTGCTAACGATTGGCTGGATGCTTCCACTCTACGCATTATGTTTGACGTTAGAAACACAGACACAACAGCAGATGGTTCTAAAAAACTTAGGCCTATTGGAGGTCCTCATTCGTTTTTCCGACGAATGCGTATTCTATGTGGTGGCACACTGGTTGAAGATATTGACAACTATAACCGTGTTTCACAGATGTTTGACCAATTAACAGCGGGAGATAGCCGAAAGAATGCCTGGTGCCAAGGTTTTGGTAATGAGATGGATATACTGGATGTATCGACGATGGTTAATTATGGAACAGTTATGACACCTATGGCTGGCGCAACTGCTGTAACACCTGTGCCCTTTCTAGCCCCCAATACATATAATGGAATTCCAAGTACTCAAGCACAGACAGTTTTATTTAAACCCTTGTCTGGGTTATTTCGTCAAAATAAATATATTCCTTTAAAATATTGTGGACCTATTATTATTGAATTGGAGGTTGTGGCTGATTACAATGACACAGTAGTAGCACCATATACTTCTGGCACACCTTTGACTACACCCCTACAATATTTTAACCCTGATAACACCACACAATCCTGGCAAATTGAAAGTGTACAAGTCAAATGTGATGTCTGTACTCTGGACAACAAAGTTGAAAATGTTTTTACTCAACATATGTTGGATGGTGGTTCGTTTCCACTGCGGTACGACAATTTCATCTCACAAGTACAACCAACTGGTAGTGCTATAACAGTAATGGTTAATGTAACCCGCACAGCATCAAGACTAAAAAGTTGTTTCGTCACATTGAATCGTGATTCTGGGACTTTGGAGACAACTGGTATGAATCGTAAGTTTAATGAATTTTGGTCGCCCATGGCTGCTCGACAAAATAAAGGTGCTAATTTTGTATATGATTCTGCTTATGAAATAGACAGTTGTTACATTCAAATTGGTTCCAAATTATTTCCCGAATATCCTGTTCGTTCTCACGCAGAAGCATTTTATCAATTAACCAAAGCCCTTGGTATTCAAGCCTCGGACCTTCACAATCTGGATATTAGCCCAGTACAATATCACACACACAAATTTATTATGGGCATTGATTTAGAAAAGGTACTTGAAGCAAAAGGGACAGGATTTAACACTAAAGCAGGTGATTTACTAACCGTTTTCTTTAAACATAAAAGTAATGGAAATATCGCTGATGAAATCCATACTGTTCTGGTATCTGAAAACATTTTAAACCTCTCCAACGTTGGAGTTGAAGTCTTTGATTAAACAATTGAAAAAAAACAAGACAACAAATAATTAATATTAAATAATTTTATTTTTTTTTTGCTTAATATATATAAACAAAATGCCAAGGGTGAGACTGAGTAATTCAAACGATATTGTTGCTGATAGTATACAAGTATACAATAGTGGCGCATATATTAATGTAGGAAATTATTTAAGTAACATGGTTACGGCTGCCGATTTGTTATTAAAAGCCGACAAAACAACAACGTATACAATGGCAGCAACGGATACCTTATTGTCTGGCAAAGCAAATACTGGCACATCATATACAATTGCACAATCTGACACAAATTACGCGTTAAAAGCAAATCAAGCAACTACATATACAATGACGGCAACTGATACCTTATTGTCTGGCAAAGCAAATACTGGCGCGTCATATACGATTGCTCAATCTGACACAAATTATTTATTAAAAGCAAATCAAGCAACTACATATACAATGACGGCAACTGATACCTTATTGTCTGGCAAAGCAAATACTGGCGCGTCATATACGATTGCTCAATCTGACACAAATTATTTATTAAAAGCAAATCAAGCAACAACATATACTAAAACAGAAACGGATACAGCATTGGGTCTTAAAGCAACACAAGCAACAACATATACTAAAACAGAGACAGACACAGCACTGGCTCTTAAAATGAATAGTAGCGGTACATATACTAGAACATCTATTGATAACTCACTGGCACTTAAAGCAGACCTAACAACAACATATACTAAAACAGCAGTTGATACATCATTAGCGCTTAAATCAGACCTAGCAACAACATATACTAAAACGGCAGTTGATACAGCATTAGCACTTAAACAAGCATTACTAACAAGCACATCAACCATAACTGTAAGCACAATTAGTTGTATATCGTTAAGCGCTACAAGTTTATTAGGGGCTATTTCGTGTGGCGGTGACCTTACAATTGCTGGTGTCGGCACATTTGGTGGTGTCGTTAGCGCGACTGGTTTTTACTCTGGTTCTTCTAATGCGGCACGGTTTTATCATTATAATTATGGTGCAACATCGGCAGCGATTGTACAACACTCAAGTCAATTACAATTAGCAGTATCAGGCACTGTACCGCCTTTGTCGACAGAAGTTATTATGGCAATGGGTACCTTTACTGGTGTAACCGTCAATAAGGTTATGGAAGCAAAGGCTGGATTAAATGTAACTGGTGGTGATGTCACTGTGACTAATAATATTTATGCGAATGGTGACGTTTACAGTCCGTCAGGTAAAACCTTTTATAGCACAAATGTGGCTAACACCGCATTATGGGATGCACGTATAAGACTGGGTTTCTCAATAAACGATGCTATAAGATTATATGCTGGTCCAACAGGAATAGCCCTTTATCAACACGCAGACAACGGAGGGGCGCAAATTGTAATTTTTCAATCAACAGACAAAAAGGCAGTATTTTATGGCAATATCACAACTCAAAGTGGTGGGAGTGTGTCTGCTTCTACCTTTACAACATTAAGTGACCAACGAGTTAAAACAGATATTGTTGATGCTGATTTGGAAGAATGTGAACGCTTAGTTAAGACTATATCACCAAAGGGTTACGAACGAACCGATTATGCAAGTGGGCGTAAATTTGGTTATATAGCGCAAGACTGGCATAATCAAGTTAGTAATGATTTTATTAGTGTTATTAGTGAATATGAAGATATACCCGACGAGGACCCGACACACAACCGAACACTATATGCTATTGATATGTTACCTATTGTTGCTACAATACACGGGGCATTAAAAGTGGCCTTAAATAAAATTGAATTGTTAGAGGCAAGGGTTGCATTACTGGAAGGTGTATAAGGCAAAAAAAAAAATGAATTGCTGCTGAACGTCTAGCAGCTGGTTGGTATAGACAAAATGACCTGCACAACGTTGTGCAGCGGGCTAGTATAGATAAAATGAATTGCTGTCCGAAGTGGGACAGCAGATAGTATAGACAAAATGACCTGCTGAACGTCTAGCAGCTGGTTGGTATAGACAAAATGACCTGCACAACGTTGTGCAGCGGGTTAGTATAGACAAAATGATTTGATGCGAAACGTTTCGCAGCAATTAGTATAGACAAAACGATTTGAGGTCCCGAATGGGACCCGCAAATCAATCTTCAATAACAAATCTTTTGTTATAGTTAATATAAAACATTTCACTTTTATCTTTTTGTGTTAATCTACAATATAAAAACGAGTATGGCTCACTGGTGGCTTCTATATACATATCTAAAAGTATCTGTTTAGAACCGCACACACCTCCAAGCTCGTCCAAAAATGTTTGTAAATCTGAGTAGTTCCTTAAACGAAAGACATATAACTCACTAGCATTAACACGGATAATAGGGTGTATTGCTGTAAATTTTTGTGTTGATACAATGGTGCTAATCTGTGAATGGCGGCCTCTAACAAAGAGTGCATGTAACAATTTACTGTTTCTACTAAACTTTGGGTCATCTGCATGATCATCTACAACGACTAATATGCTGAATAATTTCTTATTTTTTTTTTCATCCTTCTGATATTGAACAACTTTTTTATGAGTGCTTATTATCTTTTCTAATGACTCTGGGTCATATTCGTCATAATAAAGCTTTGGTTCATCTTCTTTTAACTTCATTTTCTTATCTAAATAAGCCTTAACAGGATACCATGTATGGTCTATGTGAACGGATGGACTAAAAATATAAACTCTTTCAAATAAGTCCTTATAAATATCTAAAATCATATTTTGAATTAACACGGTTTTGCCTGAACTACTGGGTGCTAATAATATACTTCTAATAGGCAATTTACCGACAATGTTATATTTACTTTGTTTGACTTCATATTCTTTTAAGGCTATAGGACTTATTGTTGGTGTGGCTGCTACTGTTGCCATTGCTTTTATTTTAACTATATATAACAATATATATTTAATTTTTTTATTTCTATATTATTTAATTAAAATTTTTATTTTTTATTTTTGTTTCTATATAGAATAAATGTCTACAACCAAACGGACACCGACAGCGACTATGCAGTCGGCGCTACCGCGCAAAAATAATAATAAAAAAGTTTTGATACAAGATTTACACGTTGAGTTTTTAGCGTCAAAAGTGGATGACTATGATTGTGTAAATTGTTTCTTTAAAGTTATTGATATAGACGGTGTAACTAAACTGAGGCCTTTGCTAGGTCTTAATGATGACAAGTCTTTTAAGATACCCGTATGGATGAGTGACAAGGGGGAAAGTTTATTAAAGGTTAAAAAAAAATTCGTGCCTGGTAATGATTATGTCAAAGGAGGATTATATACAATCAATATTGAATTTATTTTATACAATATGGTTGTAGACGGTGACACTATTAAAGGTTATTATGCTAAGATTCAAAACATTAAAAAAATTGAATCATTAGATAATATTGAAATCAAAATGGATATTAATAATGAAAACTAAATTTTTATTTAATTATATATATATAATATTATGGGGGACATTTTAAGCAAAATAATTTGTTGTTGTGGTGGAGTTGTTGAAGATAGAGGAGAGCCTGTACTATATAGGCATACAGAGATAGAACGACACACTGAGAGGTTAAGCATTAAATCTAATATACCTTTAAGCAGTGACGAATTAGAAACAGCAATAAAGTTTTATAGATTAAAAAATAATAAAATATAAATTCATTTATATATATATTAGTTATGGTAGAGTCTGGAATTCTAGTAGCCATAGTAGCAGCCATAACAGGTGCTATTACTGTGTGCTTACAAAAATGTAGGTTTTTATATGAGCACCATCCAGAGGGGGGCTATGACCTGACAATCGGGTTTGACAGATTGACATCAAATCAGTCTGAGATATCACAGCATACACATATAGATTGAAAACGAAACACACTCCAAATCCAACTTAATTTAACTCAATTAAGTTGTTAAAAAAATGACTTAACTGAACTCAAATAAACGACTTAATTCACTTCAATTAACTGGTTTTAAAAACGACTTAATTCAATGCAATTAAGTTCAATTTTTATTGAAAAAACAGAGGAAAACGACTTAATTCACTTCAATTAACTGGTTTTAAAAATGACTTAATTCACTTCAATTAACTGGTTTTTAAAATGACTTAATTCTCTTCAATTAACTGGTTATTTAAACCGAAATAAACGAACAAAAAAAACAATGTGTTATCTCATTATATATATATTTTTTCAATTCTATCTAAACATATATTATTAATTAGTATACAAGAAAAAAGGCAGACACCTATATTACACACTAGCCGACTATAGGCACACAATGACGGACAACTATAGTTTAGACACAGAGTATATTAGTATTTATGACAAGAAACCAAGGGGGACTAAACCATTAGGACGACCAAAGATTTATACAGAAGAAGAGATAAAGCAAAAGAAACGTGATAACGCCTCTAAGTATTTTAATGAACATTATGAATATGTTAAGCTGAAAAATAATATCCAAACACAACTAAGATATCACGCAAATAAAGTATTGACGAGTTAAGTAAAACAGAGACACTAATTAATTTATTTATTTTTTTTATTTTTTTTTATTGCTGTATATAAGGAGATAAAAAAAGGTTGAAGAAAAAAAAAACAGATTGAAAACAAAATTGTATTTCAATCTAAATAAACAACAACAATAATATATAAAGAAAAAAGAGAGCCGAGATAATTTAAAAAGATATTTTATATCTGCTCACTTATATATATAATGCAGAAGGTACAGAAAACAAATTCAAAAGCAATAAGGGATAATAGACTGAAATTCTTATTGCTTAATAAGAATGCTAAACTGGAATATAAAGATAGACAAGTTGGTAAAAATAATTACAAGCAAAGAGTTATAATCATTGGAGATAAAAAATATAATTATAATCCTAATAATATTACGAAAACATTAGATAAGACATTAGATAAATTAACAAAGGATAATAATAGATACAAAACAACCGAAGCAATATCAAATGTGTATAATAAAATTATTCAAGGCCATTTAATTCAAGCTTTAAAATCATATTCAACACTACACTATAAAGCAAGAATTAGTGACACAGAAAGTGTTTTTAATGCTTATGCTAATGCTTATACAATTACTAATATTAGTTTGAAAGGTTACAATGGTTTATCTTATCTAAAATATCAATACAATAAATTATTAGAATTTTTAAATGTGAATCCTGCTATGATGATTATAGTTACAGTAGGCGCTTTGTTTATAAAGAAGGGCAGTTTTAATAGTTTTGTTATTGGTGGTGAGGAAGTAGAAATTGCAGTAAAAAGTCGTAAATACATTGTTCATAATGCTGACGAATTAAAAGACTCTGTAAATAATATGGCACAAGATATTATAACATTAATAGACAAAGCCGATTTACCTAAATCTGGTTTAGTATTTGAACGGATTTTAGGTATGACCATTGATTACAACCGATATAACCCTACAAGGGGTGGTTCTTATATTGCTTTACCCGAATGGATTTCTAACAAAAAAGCCTGTATTAATATTAAGAATGAAGATAATAAATGTTTTAAGTATTCAATCTTATGCGCTGTTTTAGAGATATATAAAATGGTTCATCCTGAAAAAATGTCACGCTATAACAAATTAAAAGAAAACATTATTAACTGGAATCATATGAAATATCCTGCTGGTAATCGTGATATAGATAGATTTGAAGAATCTAACAATGGAGTAATATCTGTGAATGTATATGAAGTGTGTGACAAATTAAATAGTGATTCTATTATATTACATAGACGAACCAAGACAATTAATGCTAAATATCACGTTAATTTATTAAAAATTTATGATGATACTGGGAAATATCATTATGTGTATATTAAGGATTATAATAAACTAATGGGAAGTCAAACAAATAAATCACCTCATAAACTTTATCATTGCCAATATTGCCAACACGGTTTTAAACGTGAAAGTCTTTTAGAACGTCATAAAGAAAAAGGTTGTTTAGCAATTACTGGACAATCTGTTGAACTACCAAAGAAAGGAGATACAATAAAATTTCTATATAATAGCCGCAAGTTTAAATGTCCTTTTGTTATATATGCTGATTTTGAATGTCTGACAACAAAAACTGGTGCTTATTCTAAGCCTATTAATCCTAATATGTCATCAACAACAAAATATCAACAACATAAACCGAGTGGTTTCAAAATAAATGTTGTTAATAGTATTAGCGAGACAGCAGAAACCTTTATATATAGAGGTGAAGATTGTATTGATGTTTTCTTTAAAAAAATAAGGGAAATTGAGGCTAAATTAATGACAATTTTACAAATAAATGAAAAAATGATAATAACCGATGAAGAACAACAAGAATTTAATAATGCTACAAAATGTTATATCTGTAATGGTGATATTAACGACTTACACCCGAATTGTGTAAAGAGTAGAGACCATTGCCATTTTACTGGCAAATACAGAGGATGTGCTCATAAGAGTTGTAATCTATCGTTTAACTACTATAATTTTAAAATACCTGTATTCTTTCATAATCTAAAAAGTTATGATGCTCACCTTATTATAAGCAATGCTGATAAGATAGAAGGTAAAGGCAAAATAGGTGTTATAGCACAGAACTCTGAAAAGTTTATAGCATTTGGATTTGGCAATTTAATTTTTAAAGATAGTTTATCATTTCTACCTTATTCATTAGAAAAATTAGTTAAATTAAGTAAGTATAAAAATATTGATGGTCAAGAAGTTTTAAGGGATAACTGGCAAGATAACTTTAAATTTAGTCAACAAAACAATTATATTAAAAATGATGATGATTTACATTTACTGACTGAAAAAGGTGTATATCCATATGATTATATGGACAACTGGGAACGATTCAATGAGGTTGAACTACCTGATAAAGAAGCCTTTTATAGCAAACTATCAAATGAACCGATAAGTGATGAAGATTATGAGAGAGCAAAGACTGTATGGAATCATTTTAACATAAAAGATTTAGGAGAGTATCACGATTTATATTTAAAAACTGATGTGTTGTTATTAACAGATATATTTGAAAATTTTAGGAATATGTGTTTAGAATATTATGAGTTAGACCCTGCACATTATTATACATTGCCTAACTTTGCGTGGGATGCGATGTTATTAAAAACTGGTGTTGTGTTAGAACAGATACACGATTTAGAGATGTATGAGATGATAGAATCTGGATTAAGAGGTGGAATGGTTCAAGTGTCTAAAAAACACGTGAAAGCAAACAATAAGTATATGGATAGTTATAATGAAAATGTTGTATCAAGTTATATTAATTATCTGGATGCTAATAATCTATATGGCTTAGCAATGGCTAAGAAACTACCATATGCTAACTTAGAATGGAGTGATGATATAAAAAATACCTTTGATGTTCTTAACTATAAAGATGATGATGAAGGGTATTTTCTGGAAGTTGATTTAACATATCCTAAGGAATTACACGATTTACATTCTGATTATCCATTAGCACCCGTAAATATGGCTGTAAAGGCTGATATGATATCTGAGTTTAGCAAAGGTATATATCATAAATATAATGGTGAACAACAGAAACTACACGATGAGAAAGGAAAGAAGTTAATTCTTAACTTTATGGATAAGACTAAATATGTTGTTCATGTAAGTAACTTAAAATATTATTTAGAAAAAGGTTTAATACTAACAAAGATACACAGATGTATTAAATTTAAACAAAGCAATTGGTTGAAAGCGTGGATTGATTTTAACACAGATAAAAGAACAAAGGCAACAAATGACTTTGAAAAGGATTTATTTAAACTGATGAACAACGCCGTGTTTGGAAAGACAATGGAGAATGTGAGAAATCACTGTGATTTTGAATTGGTTACTGATGGTAAACGATTGGAAAAATGTTTTAATAACCCGACGTTTAAGCACTGTCATAGAATCAATGAAAATTTAGTTGGTGTTGAAAAAATTAAAAATGTTGTTAAACTAAACAAACCGATTTATATTGGTATGGCAATTCTTGATTTGTCTAAACTGCATATGTATCAATTCTTTTATGATGTCTTGAAACCTAAATATGGTGATAAAATAAGATTAGTATATACTGATACTGATTCATTTGTAATCCATACTGAGACCGAAGATATATTTAATGACTTAAAAGAATTAAAGGACTATATGGATTTTAGTGACTATTCAAAGGAACATAAAAATTATGATAACTCAAACAAAAAAAAATTAGGGTATTTCAAAGATGAAGTTAATGGTAAAATAATTACAGAGTTTATTGGACTACAACCTAAGATGTACGCCTTTCAATTAGATGATGGTAAAGAAGAAAAGAAAGCAAAAGGTATACCTAAAAAGGTTGTAAAGAAAGAAATTAATTTTATGATGTATAAAAATACATTAGAAGATGGTGATTGTAAAAGAAATTATTTTAGTTATAATAGTATACGTTCTTATGAACACATCATTTTTAGTATAACTTGTAATAAATCTGGTTTAAGTAATTATGATAACAAAAGATATTATTTCAATAATAATGAGTCTGTTCCTTATGGACATTATTTATGTAATCAATAGTAATTCGTGACGACTGAACCGAGTATTGTTTACGATAAAATATTTGTTTAGTAACATATCTCTATCAATCTTATCTATTGTATATATTTTATCTGACCAATGACTTGCTGTTTCTTTTCTTGAACTATAATTACCCTTACCCTTTGTATATACCTTTACTTTATCACCTACTGATAACGAAGGGTATTTTCTTTTATAATCACTATGTAATGCTAAACTTGTTGCTACACTAACTCTGTTATTATCATTGTGTGCCTGATTTGGTGTTAATCCTGTGCTGCTACTGATGGTGTTGTTGTACTTGTTGATTACTAATGGTATCATATCCTGCCATTGTCTATCTGTGTTTCTCACTCTGTCGTGCAGCATATTTTTAATGGTTCTAATAAATCTTTCTGCCACATTGGCGTGTGTTCTTGTAGTAATATGTGTTATGCCTTCACTAGTAAATAAATCATTTACATTTGATTTAAATGCTCCATCATCATCTGAATACACACTCATTGGATAACCCATTGTTTCAAACATTTTAAGTAAAGCCTTATAGACTGTCACATTATCTTTATTTTTCATTGGTTCAACATCACCCTTTTTGCTGAATATATCAATCAAAACTAAGGCATATCTTGGTTGATTTGGACTAGTTTGTAAAATTGTGTTATCCATAATATCCATTTGGTACTCATAGCGAGCAAAAGGTGCCACATAAGAGTTATAATTTCTATATCCTTTGATTTGTTTATTTGGTTGTTTGCTGAGAAATGTTTTAACCTCATCTAATTTAATATCATTATTAAGTTCTTTGGCTCTCTTATATGTATTTTGAATAGAACCATAACCATCTGATACATCATAATAAACATCCTTTATAATATCCTCTTTTGTTAATTTTCTTAATCGTTTCAACATTATATATAAATGATTATATTTTTATTTAAACAAATAAATTAATATAGTATAAAAGAGCAGAGAATGGCAGAGGAAGGCGAAGAGCCGAAATATATTATTTGTAGTAAGTGTCATTGTAAATACATCAATGATGAAGAAAATATAAAAAGATACTTTGGTCATAAAAGACTTGGTGATAGATATAAGACTTGCGTAAAATGTAGAACTCGTAAGCCTATGGTATCTACATCATCATCATCAACGGATATTGAATTTACAAAAAAAGTTTATGATATAAGGTATAATCCATTTTTAAATGAAAAGGATATTATTAATACTTGTCACGAATATGGGTATAATACAATTGAACTACCGAGTAGTTTTACATTATGTTTTGAAGGACAAAAAGTATTAGAAGATATATATGATGCTTTAATCAATTCAAAATCTATGTGTATATTTAAATACAATAAATCATCTGATGTTGTAGAACGATTTATGGAAGGGTTAGGTGGGGCCGATAATTGTGTAAAGGAAAATTGTATAGTTGCTTGTTTTATTCAAAATAGAAACATTGTTTCATTAGTATTTGAATTTGTCAATGCTTTTGAATATATGTTTACTAACTTAAAATTACAACACCCTAGGAGGTGTACAATTTGTTATGAGAAATCAAAACACCGAAAAATTTGTTTTCGTTGTAATAAGGATATCTGTAATGATTGCTTTATGAAGTTAAATAAATTATCTTGTCCTAATTGTTTATATAGTATTACTGAACACTGGGAACATATGGAAACATTATATCAAATAAAAGAGTAAGAAGGACCCTTAATGGGTCAAAGTAAGAACCACTGGTGCCCGCATGGGCACAGTCAAAGTAAGAAACGCTATGTCCATACGGACATGCAAAAGTAAGACTAAATAAACAAAGTGATGGTAAGCATGTTATATGTCACATGTGATGATAAAGGGGGGCTGTGGGGTTATCTTTGTTGATGTGTCAATTTGTTTATGATAACTTTGTTTATGATAACTAGGTTTTAGGAGTTAGGTTTTAGCAGTTAGGTTTTAGCAGTTTGTTTTAGCAGTTTGTTTTAGCAGTTTGTTCTTATCATCGCCCCGATGCTAGGCCCCCCGGGGCCGTCGCTATAAGGGCAGTATTTGTTCTTATCATCGCCCCGATGCTAGGCCCCCCGGGGCCGTCGCCTAAGGACAGTATTTGTTCTTATCATCGCCCCGATGCTAGGCCCCCCGGGGCCGTCGCCTAAGGACAGTATTTGTTCTTATCATCGCCCCGATGCTAGGCCCCCCGGGGCCGTCGCCTAAGGACAGTATTTGTT